GATCATAACCCCCGCCGCCCTCCAATATTCCGCGTCGGGCAAACGGTTTAAAATCGATTCTGAAATGGCGGACTTAGAGTCAGAGTTTTACGGGGACGAAGCTCGGACAATGGGCTTCGACGCGCTCCACCCCGAAGGGGACGACGGGGACGACGGGGGCCCGGTGAGCAATAGCGATATCCGCGCCGAGGCGCGAGAGAGCGCTTCGGGTTATCGAGACGCAAAGAAAGAAACTGAAGAACTTAAGGCTCGAAAACTCAAATTAGAAATCGGCATTCATGAGCGGACGCTACTCCCCGCTGCGGAAGTCAAGGAGAGAATCTTAAATCTAGTGGGAGAAACCCGGGACGCGATTCTAAACGTACCAGCGAAGGTGGCGCCCAACGTCCTCAGTTTCAAGACTCCCGCGGAGGTCGAATTTTTTCTCCACAAGGCGTTAAACGAGGCGCTCGCGGGGCTCTCTAGATTGACGGACGGATGAAATTACCGGCGCGATTGGGGGGCGACCTAGGGGCCTTAGGGACGTGGTTCAAAGAAGCGCTTAAGCCGGACCCGATATTGACTGTCAGTGAATGGGCGGACGAGCATAGAATGCTATCACGCAAAGCGTCGAGCGAGCCCGGCAAGTGGAGCACTAGCCGCACCCCGTACCTGCGGGAAATAATGGACACACTTTCAGTTTTCCACCCCGCCCGAAAGATAGTTTTTAAAAAGTCAAGTCAAATCGGCGGAGCGCTCGCGCTTGATACGCCAGTGCCCACAATTGACGGTTGGGCCACAATGGCGTCCCTACGCGTGGGGGACATGGTTTTCGACGAGAAAGGGAGGCCGTGCCGCGTAACGTATAAGTCCCCCGTCTTTACCGAAAATAATTGTTACCGGATTACTTTTTCGGATGGGGCCCAAATAGTTTGCGACCACGTTCATAAGTGGACGGTATACGACGAAACGGATTACCGCAGGATAAAACGAAGGACGCTTTTTACTCCGGGGCTCGAAGAGAATTTCCTAAAACATATCCGCGGAAAGAAAAAATTTACGTATCAAATACCCGTCCAAGAGCCTTTGCGGTGCGAGGAACGCGGGCTCCCCTTGGACCCCTATTTGTTCGGGGTCTATCTGGCGAATGGGAGCCGGTCTTCAGGGCAATTGAGCTTTCACGTAAAAGACGCGGACGAGATTTTAGGGCGCATAGGTCGGGAGCGTCTTGTCCGCGCGGACTCTTTAAATTGCGTAAATGTTTTGATTCGCGGGCTTTGCGCGGAGCTTAACAAGAATGAAATGTTGCATAAAAAAGAAATCCCGCAAATATATTTGCGGGCCTCTTTCGACCAAAGGCTTAAACTTTTACAAGGGCTCATGGATTGCGACGGGAGCATTTCAGGGAATCGGTGCGAATACAGTTCGGTGGACGAATCTTTAGCCCGAGGGGTCAAAGAGCTTTTGGCGTCTTTAGGGATTAAATACAGCGACTACTCGAAAATATCCACTCGGGGGTTTTCGGGGTTGAAAACCTTAAGCCCTCGAATGATGTATCGCATAAGTTTTACGACTTTCAGAGTTCCGGTTTTTGCCCTTAAACGGAAACTTTCAAAAATGCGGACGGAGGGGCGGGTGAGCGAAACCCTTAAGCGCCGCATAGTGGGCGTGGAACGCATTGCGACAGTGCCCACGGCGTGCATATCCGTAGACTCTCCGTCTCATTTGTATCTTTGCGGGCGCGAAATGGTGCCCACACACAACACAGAATGCGGAAATAATTGGCTCGGGTACATCATTGACCACGTCCCCGGGCCGGTCATGTTGATCCAACCGACGGTCGACACGGCTCGGCGAAATTCAAAGCTGCGAATTGAACCCATGATAGACGAGAGCCCGCGGCTCAAAGCGAAAATGGTGGCGCCTCGATCCAAAAAAGCGTCGAATACAGTGCAGCAAAAAGATTTCAACGGTGGGACCTTGGTCATGGCGGGGGCGAATTCCGCCGCGGGGCTCCGGTCCATGCCCGCTAAATATCTCATGCTCGATGAAGTGGACGCATACCCCCGCGACGTGGACGGGGAAGGGGACCCCATCGCTCTCGTCATGGCTCGGTCACGCACGTTCTCGCGGAGGAAAGCGTTTTTGATATCGACGCCGACGATTGACGGGCTCTCTAAAATTGACGACGAGTACCGCGACAGCGACCGCCGAGAGTATTTTGTCCCGTGCCCCCATTGCGAAAAGAAACAAACACTAAAATTTGAAGGACTCAAGTGGACGGAGGGGAAGCCCGCGGGGACGTCCTACTTTTGCGAGCATTGCGGGGAGGAAATCCCCGAGCGTTTCAAAACGGACATGCTCGCAAAGGGCGAGTGGGTCCCGGGGAATCCCGACCACGAAACCGTCGGGTTTTTTATTAATTCGCTCTATTCGCCTTTGGGCTGGTATTCTTGGGGCGACATAGCGCGAGACTACGAAGAGGCAAAGAGAGAACATGAGCAAGAAAAGAAAACCGAAAAGCTCCGGACGTTCACGAATACGGTCCTCGGCAAAACTTATGAAGAGCCCGGGGAAGCTCCCGAATGGAAAAGACTCTACTTACGCCGCGAGCCCTATAAAATTGGAGCTTGCCCTAAAGGAACATTGTTTATTACCTGCGGGGTCGACGTCCAGAAAGATCGTGTCGAGCTTGAAGTCGTGGCTTGGGGCCGTCGCAAAGAATCTTGGTCGGTTGATTACCAAGTTTTAAGCGGCGATACTGCGGGGGACGAAGTTTGGGATACGCTCGAAGAGTATCTGGGGAAAACATTCCCCGGGGAAGACGGGGCCGCGTTCCCGATAAAAATGACCGCTATAGATTCCGGCTTCCGGACTCAGGAAGTTTATAATTTTTGCCGGAAGTTCGCCCCGAACCGGGTCACCGCGGTCAAGGGGAATGATAATCTTTCGGTGGTGGTGGGGCTCCCGCGCATAGTCGACGCGAAACTAAAAGGCCGCGTCTATCGGAGAGCGGCGAAAGTTTGGAATATCGGGGTTTCTATTCTGAAGGCGGAGCTTTACGGGTGGCTAAACATGGACCCGCCCATAGGGGAAGAGAAGACCCCCACGGGGTTTTGCCACTTCCCTGAATATGACGAAGAGTATTTTAAACAATTGACCGCTGAAAAAGTGGTCACGAAACGAAACCGCAAAGGCTACACGGCCCAAGAATGGGTCAAGGAGCGGGAGCGAAACGAGGCCCTTGATTGCCGGATCTATAACCGAGCGGCGGCGTCGCTCGCGGGGTTGGACCGGATGAAGGATAAAGACGCAGAGCGTCTCGAAAAAAAGAACATTGCAAAAGCGATAGACCCGCCCAATACTGAAAAGGGCACGGGGTCAAAATCTAAGCGTCAGCGCAAACCGCGCGCCCGCTCTGAATTCTGGGGGTAGAAGTTTTCATGCCTTGCGAAAAGAAAACTTACCAGTCAGGTTTTACCGTAGCCCGGTTAGAAGCGCTCGAAGGCGCAATCGCCGAGGGCGTCATGACCGTGCGGTATTCTGATAAAGAAGTAACTTACCGCAGCATGTCCGAGATGCTACAGGCGCGGGATTTGATTCGCCGGGCGCTCGGGATTAAAAAAACTTGCGGCGGCAGGGGCCTCTTTGGGGGAGTCCGTATCACCGCCAAACATTCTAAGGGTTTGGACGGGTGCGAATGAAGAAGGCTACCCGAAAAAAGAAGACGGTAAAGAAGGCCCCGGGGAAAAAGAAGACGGTAAAGAAGACGGCGGATAAGCCCGTCGTCTCGGCTAAAACTCGCCGCTATGAAGGGTCTTCAAAATCTAAGAGACTCTCCCGGTGGAGCGCCCCCTCCACGTCTGCCAACGACGCTATCGGGTGCGGGCTCATTACGCTGCGCAATCGGGCGCGGGACCTTCGCCGAAATAATCCCCACGCGGCGAAAGGCATCCAAGTAATTACGTCTAACGTAATCGGCCACGGCATCCAAACCCAATTTCGAGGGAGTGGGGCCGCGGAGCTTGAAGCTTTGTGGAAGAAGTGGGCCGAGTCCCTAGACATTGATTTCGACGGGCGAAATAATATTTACGGGTTGCAACGCATCATAATGGACGCGGTCGCAGAGTCGGGAGAAGTCATTGTCCGCCGCCGGGTTGATACTTCGAAAGAGTTTCCTCTTCAGTACCAAATTTTGGAAGCTGATTTTCTTGACGTGACGAAAACAGAGGCGGCCTCTTCCGGCAATTATATCGTGCAGGGGATCGAGTTCAACAAGCAGGGCCGCCGCGTTGCCTATTTTCTGTTCGAGTCCCACCCCGGTTCGACTCATGGCGGCTTCCCCGGGCGCGTTGTTTCTAACCGCATTCCCGCGGAAGAAATCTCACACGTTTTTAGGATGGACCGCCCGGGGCAAGCCCGCGGCGTCCCGTGGCTCGCGCCCGTCATTGTGAGGCTCAAAGACCTCGACGATTACGAAGACGCCCAATTAGTCCGCCAAAAAATTGCGGCTTGTTTTACTATTTTCGTGCAGGATATCGGCGCGAACTTGACGGACGATGAAGACGATTGCGACGAAGACGAATTGGGCGATA